TATTAAAGTCCATAGACTTTCTGTTATCAAAAGTGTCACCCAGATCAAAGACTGTGGTGATACCTTCTCGCTCAAGAATAGGGAAAAATATTTCATTGTAAAATTTATACCAGTAGTTCCAGAACGCAAGAGAACCTTTACGTCCATCAAGATGCTGGTCTGTAATAACAGCAATCTTCATTGTTTAGTTGTATTACTACGTGTTCTGTTTATGATAGAAATAAATTTGTCTCCAGCAAATGTACCACCAAGACATACATCTATCTCGTCACCATCTTTCCAATTAGTCTCACCATTCATTTTTTTGTGAGTCATTGCTAATTGAATCTTTTGGATAACGTCTTGTGTTAATCTCATATAATGCTCTAGTGCTAGGATATAATTGTCTCAACTTTTGTACTACTGCTAATTGTACTTCAAGGAGTTCCATATGGTTTTATAATAATACGATTGTTTTTATAGTCTGCTTTAAATTCTAATTCAAGGTCATGTTCCCACATGAGTTCTTCATACAATGCATTGAGACGATCCATGTCCTCCCAAAGGTTATTAATATGTTCGGGCAAATGATCTTCTTCCATTAGCGGTTCATTTTTATTTCTATGTTTTCTTTAATGCTACCCATCTCTGCTTGAGATGCATTCATACCTGACATTGTACCATCATATGTGTCAGTATGCATCACCTCATCATAACCTGACTTCTCTAATATCTTATTCTTAATTTCCATCTGCTTCTTCTCTTTCTGTATCCTTCTTAGGAATGCATAGTATATAATCTGAGTGAAGTATGCAAATGGGTTACTAGATTTAGTTGGATCAAAATTATCTATGTACTGTAAACAGTTCTCAATACCATCACAGATCATGTCCTCACGGAACATGTAGTTAACAAAGTTTGGTTTATATGATAGGTGTGTAGCAATCTTTAGAAAGCACTCACCAATATAATTTGGAACACGAGGTCGGGGATCCTCTGCCTCACGTGCTTTGATAACAGAATTACGATAGATAGTAATCGCTTCTAGAAACTCTTTATTGTTAACGTAATATTCTGTCTTCTTTTTCATTCGTGGCATGACTGCTCCCTTAAGTATAGGTGAATATGCTGCTATTGTCAAGGGGGCTTGACAAACCCCGACAAACCCAGTAGGATAACTCTGTCAGGGTTCAAGGGAACCTTCTAGCTTCTTTTATAAAGATCCTCTAAGAATTTTTTAGTATTCTTTACGGAACCTAAGTGACCCATTTCACGAGTAAAACTTTGAGGGTCATAAGATTCTCTAAAATGATTTATCTCTGATGTATGTCTTCTAACAGATTCAGTATAGAATTCAGAGATTTTTTTATCTTCAATTTCAGTCATAGTAAGGACATGTTGCTTTGGTAAAACAAACATATGATCAAAGGTTGAATGAATCCATTCAGTTAAAGCAAATCCATTTACTCTAATGTTTTTCTTTTGTTGATCTATACGAGTAACTGACATAGGATTTTCCAGAACAAGACTATCATCATCTGGCATATAAGAAACTTTAGATATAAGTTCCTCTCCAGTGGTAAGCTTAATTGTTGCTATAAAGTCTGGTTCCATTATCCTGCCTTTAGATTTATTTTAATAACTTCATATTTAAAATTTTCTTCGTTGTAGATGTTTACTCTCTCATTCAGATGTTTAATAGTATAGTTCTGACCACCAATATCATCAGCGATATCATATAGGGTGGCTATAGTTTTACCTTCTCCCCTACGGAGAACTCTCCCAATGGATTGGAGGTTTCTAATTCTTGATTTACTGGGGCTTGCGAACACGATATTGTGAAGACGCTTAATATTGATACCAGTACTAAAAGTCCCATAGGACGCAACGATGATAGCATTGTTTTCTTGCTCCGTTAATAATCTTACTTCTTCACGGTCTTCAACTTCTGTTCCACCATGAACAAAGAAAACCTTACGATTTTCTTTAACATTACTATTTATCAAATCATACAAAGGCTCCCCATGCTTTTCTATATAATTGAACAGCACAAGAGTGTTACCTTCTAGGTCTCTTACTAAATTTTTGATAAGGTTATTTCTACCTTTATGCTCAACTAAGTAATCTATCTCATCATGATATGTTTCAAAGTGTTGCGGAGGGTGTTTACAGAGCAGTACTTTGATCCTAAATTTACTAAGATAGCCTGACTTGATAAGATCATCTGTCTTGGTTACTTGATCGCATGATCCAAACAATCCTTCTAGTACCCACTTGTGAGTCTTACTCCCATCTAGTGTACCAGTAAAACCAAATCTATACTTAGCATTATGCAACTTAGTCATGATGCCAGTCAAAGATTTACTCTTGAATAGATGTGCTTCATCACCAATGACACAATCTATGTCATCAAAATATCTCTTGGGGAACTTGTAAATACTCTGCCAAGTTGATATAATAATATTCTTATCTGTATTCTTATCCTTACCACCATAGATCTTATGAATAAAGTCCTCGGCATTCCATCCGTAGTCAATGAAGTCGTTGACCATCTGCTCCACAAGGGAAGTAGTTGGGACGATTATAAGTATCTTCTTTGCGGTGGCAGCATAGTATCTGACTATGGAGTAGATCATAAGGGACTTTCCAGATCCCGTAGGAGAAAGTAACAACTTACGATTATTTTTTATAGCCTCGTAGACTGCCTTGTATTGGTAGATACGAGGTTTTATATTGCATACCTTATCCATAAAGTGCTTAACACCTTGTGGAGATACTAGATCATTATTCTCATGGACATCGCCATACCACTCATCTTTCTCATACTCTATATGGTACTGCCTCTCATACGCCCACGAATCTAAGTGGTTTGTTAAACCATGATAGAGTGCTCCAGTACCAGGAGAATACAAACGGATAGTACCATCCCAATATTTGTATCTGGGATTCTTTTTTAAATACTTTGCTTCGGGAACTTCAAACGTGAAGTAATCTGCTAGTTCCCTATGGACATGCTCCTCTTCAGAATGAATAGTAATGTATACTTCATTCTTCTTTTTGACTAAGAGGTGTGTCATTACTGTCCATTAATAAATTTCTCCCACTCAATAGCACTCTTGACTTGGAACCCTCTATTTGATATTTGTTTCATTACCTGATCTAACCAATAGAGCATTTGATCTAGGTATTTAATTTTCGCTTCTAGGTTTATGACATCATCATCTGATTCAACATAAACTTTCATCTTATCTTGAGTTGAGATCCTACCGCCAAAAGGTTTTTCAGCATAGACCTTTGCATCAGCCTCGCCTCCATAGTACTCACGCTTATCTCTAACAAGTCTGCGAATTTCAAATTCAAGTGAGGTTTTAATCTGAGATATATCAGTGTAGTGGTTTAAGTATTTATTATGGCAGAAGGGGATGTCTAATGCGACCTGTGCTAGGTCAGCACTGTATTGTTTGTTCTTAAACTGGAAGTCTACATGACTATCCTCTTTCCATTCTTCTCTTAATTGTTCAAATTTATTACGAAGGGATTCAAAGTTCATACTAATTCAAGCTTACCAAATGACTTAGAGTTTAATCTTTTCTGTATGAGTCTACCATAATCCTCATGCAACTCACATCCAAGGTAGTGTCTACCATGAGTCTTTGCTACCATTGCAGTAGTACCTGATCCCATGAAAGGATCTATGATAGTATCACCCTTTTCACTACCAGCAAGGATACATGGTTCAATAAGTTCTTCTGGATATGTTGCAAAGTGAGCACCCTTATAAGGTTTCTTATTTACTGACCAGACAGATCGTTTATTTTTCTTTGTATATGATTTTGTAAGACCCGAATGCGGTTGGAGTCCTGTTCCTGGGTTGTGGTACTTACCGTTTGTTCTGTCTCTTGTACCCCAGTCTTGTTTGACTGGTTCTTTGATTGCTTCATTGTCATAATGATAATACTTACTCTTACTTAGTAAGAAAATATATTCATGTGCTTTGGTACATCTATCCTTGACTGACTCAGGCATAGGGTTAGGTTTATGCCATATAATATCTTGTCTTAGATACCAACCATCAGCACGTAGTGCAAATGCTAACATCCAAGGTATACCAATAAGATCTTTATCCTTGTATCCTACAAGCTTATTGGATCTACGTGGTGTCTGTACTGGTAGATCTTGTCTACTCTGAGAGAATGTTTGTTTAGGTATACAACCATCCTTTCTGTAGTTGTAATAACTATCACCTATGTTTAACCATAGTGTACCATCGTCAGTTAGTACATCACGTACCTTCCTGAATACATCCACCATCTCTTCAACATATTCTTCAGGACTTTGCTCTTGTCCTATCTGAGAATCTTCACCACCATAGTCTCTCAACCCATAGTAAGGTGGTGATGTAACACACATCCTTGCACTATTGGGAAGAAATGCACATAGTGTTTCACGGCAGTCGCCAAATAAAATTGTGTCCTTCATTAACGCTTGTTAAAGCTTTTGTCACGTATGGAATACTCTTCGTACTTGAACGTAACGTCAGCAGTTAGATAATCTATATCCCCTACTGTAGCATCAAATGGCACTCCTGACAAGCTTACAGGAAATAAATTGGTAAAACTTATTACATGATTTAGATTACTGTGGGAGGTTAGTATCTCTAATAGACCATCAGAATATACATCTTCTCTAGTACCTCTTCCATCAACAACACCAAACTCACGTATCCAATTGTGAATGGAAGTGTAGTTTACTAGGTCTTCATCAATAATAAACCTAACATTTAAATCTCCAAAGTTTGCTCCACCACTTGCTGCTATAGGAACTCTCCTATATGGTGTATCAACCTCTGCAAAAGGAGTTGAGAAATCTGGTATTGATGCAGTTTGACAAAAGAAATCTACACCACCAAACAATTCAAGATCCAACTTAAATCCTATTGGAGATAAAAAATTTCTATTTTTAGGTTGCTCATTATACCATTCAGCAGCCATGTCAACTTCCCAAGCTATATCTTATTTAGTATACCACCAGTATGGACCTTCTCCTGGACCTCCACTATAATCATCATCGTCATCATCATCCCATGTGATGTTGATCTTTGGTGGTTTCTTTTTCTTCCAACTATTAACCGTTATAACTGTAGCAATGGTAGCAGCAGATACTATTGGTGAAGCGAAGAGTAGTATCTTCTGTAACATTAGTAATGGTATTCGTCTAGTATGTCCAATGCACTATTTAGGACTTGTTGTGCTGCCCATCTTTCTGTTGATGTCCACTTAGGTTGATACATTTTTGTATCTACATCTCTTTTAAGCTTTAACAGTCTAGCTGTCATGTCAACTTTGGATAATCTTCCGTTCATAATCAGCCAACTGTTATATCATATTATACTATATTTAATAAAAAAAGGGGTGCTTTCGCACCCCTTTGATTTGATATCGTGACCGATATTACATAAGGTTTGCAACCTGTACACGTCTGTAGTACTGGTTGATGTTCGCTGTAAGAGCTTCAGCATCAGGTGTGCCGTTTCCTTGAACAACGAATGGGTTAGCAACCATTCCGTAACGTGTCTTAAATCCAATCTTGGGCTGGAAGGTGTCTGGACCTATTGATCTGACCATTTGTAGAGGTACATATGGGCAGTAGAACAGACCAGCATCATAAGGAGATGAACCCTTATAACCTACAACATAGTAGTGCTTGTCAGCTACGTTAGCAGAGTAAGGATCAACAAAGACCTTAATACGTCCGTTAATTGTACCAACAAGTAGGTTTCCAGTGTCATCTACCTCACCGATAGAAGGACCACCAGCACCACTTAAACCAGAAGAGTAGTCTAGAGTACCAGACATAGCAAGAGCACTAGCAACATCAGCAGAAGTGATGATGAAGTTCCCTTTTCCTCTACGAGTTTGCTGTGCGATTGCGTTAGCGTCTCTCTCAATTTGGAACATCAGTCCTTTGAATTTCTCAACTGACCATCTTCCATTACTGTCTACGTCTAGGTCAAATATACCACTGTTAGCAGTATTGTTTTGAGCACCAGGCTTAGCGATTGTGTAAACAGTACGTACAACCTCACGGTTGATTTCAGCAAGGATCTCACTAGACAAGATGTTAGCAAGTTCTTGCTCTGCATCAAGACCGTGAATTGCTTTCAAGTCTTGAGCAAGTTCTAAGGTGTACTCTGCCTTGAGGGCTCTGGACTGTGCAGTCACAGCAGTCTTCTCAATGCTGAATGACATCTCACGGAACAAGGTTCCAGCTTCTCCTAAACCTTCAGCAACATTTCTTGCCATTGGCTTAACGCCACGCTCGTATGTTCCTGGAGTTGAATCGTTTAGAAGTCCTGGGTTTGAACCGTCTGTTGCATCGTTAGCAGGATTGTATGCTCCAGCTGTGGCATCACTACCAGCAGCGAAGTTTGAATCCGCTTCGTTGAACAGAGCTTCGTTTCCTGTGCGTCCTTCGTAATGAGCCTTCATTGCGAAGATAAGACCTGTAGGTCCAGACATAGGCTGAACACCACAAATATCATATGCAACTAGATTAGGCATTGCACGTCTAATCAAGCTGATAAGTACGGGGTCAAATCCAGCAAGTCCACCAGTCTTTGTATCTAAACCACTACCAGATAGTGCGTTAACACCAATTGCTCCAGCAGAGTTTCCAGCAGCACCACCTGCCTCCTGTAACATTCCACGCTCTTCACGTAGAAATCTTTCTTGGTTTTCTAACAGTACAGCAGT